CCGCCAGCTTATAGATCTTTGCAGGCGCTATAACGTGCCCTTCGACCTTCAGGATAAACGGCGGGTACTCCCTGAAGGAGATTTCTCCTTCAAAGGTCAGCTCAGACCGTTTCAGGAAGAAGCGGTGCAAGCTGTTTTGGCCAGGGACTTCGGCACCCTTAGCGCACCCACCGGATCGGGCAAGACCGTTATGGCCTTGTGGATTGTAGCGCAGCGTAAACAGCCCGCCTTGATTATCGTTCACACCAAGGAGTTGCTTTACCAGTGGGTAGATCGAATTCAATCCTTCCTCGGGATTTCCAGCGATGAAGTGGGCATCATTGGAGATGGAAACCGGACCATAGGCAATAATATCACCGTTGGCCTTGTGCAAACCCTCTACAAATGCGCTGAGGAAGTCGCGCCTTACATTGGTCATTTAATCGCTGACGAATGTCACAGGACACCTTCTCGAACTTTCACAGAGGCCGTGAGTGCCTTTGACTCCAAGTACATGCTTGGGCTTTCTGCTACCCCATGGCGCCGGGACCGGCTATCCCGGCTCATCTTTTGGTATTTGGGAGATGTAGTCCATGAAATCAAGAAGGAAGACCTTATTCAGAGCGGTGACGTGCTTCCGGCTGAAGTGATTACCCGGGAAACCGATTTCGAGACCTGCTTAGACGCTTCTGAAGAATACGTACAGGTGCTCAGCGAGCTCACCCAAGACCCGAAACGAAATAACCTGATAGCGTTAGATGTGGCCAAGGAAGCCAAGAACGGCGGCGGGATCTGCCTGGTTCTTTCTGACCGGAAAGCACATTGTGACGACTTGCGGGCTTTATTGAATAGAAAGGGCGTAGCTTCCGAGCTACTGACCGGGGATCTGTCAACCAAGCAGAGGGCGGCGGTTCTCGATCGAATCAATAGAGGCCGTGTCAAGGTCCTCGTGGCCACCGGCCAGCTCATAGGTGAAGGGTTTGACTGTAAAGAGCTGTCCACCCTCTTCCTTGCAACTCCCATCAAATTCAATGGCCGGGTACTCCAATACCTTGGGCGTGTGCTACGGCCGGCACCGGGAAAAAACAAGGCTCGAGTTTTTGATTATGTGGACGTGCATGTCAGTGTACTCAAGGCTTCGGCAAAGGGGCGGCGGAGGGTTTATGCAGGATAACCTCAAAGAAGAGATCCTGGAATACTTTCAAGGGCACTCCCTCGACTTCTATCAAGCCTACGGAGCGCAGAACTTCAAAAAGCAGGGAAAGGAATGGTTCTGCTGCTGCCCCCTCCATCATGAGACCAAGCCAAGCTTTGCGGTAAATGAGCAAGGGCAATGGTATTGCCATGCGGAGAAGATAGGCGGAGACCTCTTTGATTTCTATGCCAAAACCCACGACCTTAATGTCCAGGCTGATTTCTCCCGAATCGTTCAGGATATCGCATCAGACTTTAGCATCGGGAATGGCGGCGGCCAGCAACAGGAGAAGGCCCCTCCACCCTGGGAGCGTCCTATTGAGCGCGTTTATCGCTATAAGGACGCAAAAGGGCGGGATCATAGCTTGGTAGTCCGGTTCAAGGATGGCCTTCATCCTCGTTTCATGCAGGGAAGGCCCAAAAAGGGCGGCGGCATAGACTGGGGGCTGAAGGGTCAAGAGACTATCCTTTACCGACTGCCGGAAGTCCTGAAGGCCAAAGAAGTAATCATCACAGAGGGAGAAAAAGACGCAGATAACGTGAAAGCCCTGGGTCTTACCGCGACTACCTCACCCATGGGGGCGGGTAAGTGGCGCGAAAAATTCAACGAGGCCCTTCGCGGGAAAGATATTGTTCTCTGCCCTGATAATGACGAAGAGGGCAAGAAGCACATGGCCCAAGTGGGGAAATCCCTTCAGGGAGTGGCCAAGAGCATTAAGCTCCTGGACCTGCCCGGTCTTTCCGAAAAACAGGACATTTCGGATTGGATTGAACGCTTTGGGGATAAACAGGAAGCAGCCGAACGCCTTTCGATCCTGATCGAGAACGCAGAACCTTTCCAATCAGGGGAAAGCAAATCCCAAAGGATCGCGCCTCTGAGCCCGGATCAAACCTCTATTCTCCCCTTTCTGGATAGCGACCCCGAGCCCGTTGAATACATCCTTGAGGGCATCCTTCCCGCTCAAATAGTCGGCGCAATCATCGGCCAGGGGGGAGTGAGCAAATCCTTCCTGGAGATCACCCTGTCTATCGGTCTTGCAACCGGAAATACGGTTCTTCGGCATTTCGAGCCCGTAAGACCCTTCAAGGTGTTGGGGCTTTTCGCGGAGGATCCGCAGGCCGAACTCCACAGGCGGGTCCGGTTCACGATGGATTACCTCTTTCCGGAAATGTCCGGGGAAGTGCGCGAGCTGCTGCTTGAAAATCTCCACATGAAAAGCGTTATGGGCTGGATAAAGCCGATCATGAAATTGGACCACGGCAACCCGGAAATTACGGAATATTTTATCTGGCTGCGGAACACCATAGAGGCCCATCCTGGGCTCGAAGTCCTGATCCTGGACCCGAAGAGCCGTTTCTACGGTTTGGAGGAAAACAGCAACGAGCACAATACCGCCTGGATTGCCTGCCTGGAAGCGCTGGTTAAAGACTATGGCGTGGCGGTCCTCTTTTCCCACCATGTTAGCAAACAGCTCCACGGCAGCCTTGCCCAGGGTGCATCAAGAGGCGGGAGCGCCCTCCCGGATGCCTGTAGGTGGGTTGCCAATCTCCGGCCCATGGATGAGGCCATGGCCAAGAAATTCGAGATAGAGAACCCGAAGCCCTTTATAGAGTTTGACGTATCCAAGAATAACTACGCGCCGCAGCTACCCCGGACGATCTATTTCAAGCGCACAGAAAACGGGGTCCTTAAACCTATCAACCTGGAATTTCATAGGCTCAAAGATAAGGCAGAGCTGCTTTGCTCTCTGCTTCATGAAGAGCACAAAGAGGGCCGGTCATTCACCAGGCAAGAGCTGATTTATAGGCCTGGCGCTAAGGAGATCCGGGAGCAGATGCAGTGCAAGCGGAAAGATATAACGGACGCCCTGGACTTCGCCCTGAAAGAGGGATGGATAACGAACGTTTCCTTGACGAGCACAGGCGGCAGACCAAAAGGCGTTTTGATGCCGGAGATCAGCCTAAATGAGTAGGGACTTTTGCACAGAAAAACCTTTTGAACTTTTGCACACTTTTGCACAGGAGATTTTGTGCATAATTTATCAAATTGAAATCATTAGGAAAATTGGTCAAGGGACTTTTGCACACGGGGTACTTTTGCACAATGGGCTTAAGTTGTTGAAATTACAAGCGAATACTTTTGCACAGAGTCTACCCCTAAAGGGGGGTAAAAATCCGGTGCAAAAGTCTAATGCACCGGGATTTTATACCCATCCCTGGGGCCGGTTCATAATGCTTTTGGTGGAGAAAAGCGGTGAAAGAAACGCGCTGATCTCCGCGCGAAATTTTTTGCGAACGGGCATGGTTCGGCTTCGCGCCAACGCTTTGGCTGCCCTCTGGACCCGAAATTTTGAGGAAAAAACCACTCCAAAACCGTTACATGGCTAGGCAAGCTTCTAAAATCTCAGAGGAAAAACACGCACATAGGTTTAGTAATCCAGTGCGTCAGCGCCTCGTGCCCCTGAAACAGGCTGCGGTATACCTTGGCCGGGGTGAGGATTCCTTGAGAGAGCTTATCTACGCCGGGGCTTTTCCGGTGATCCAGGAAGGCGAGCGCTCGAAGATGTGGCTGGACATAGAGGATCTGGACCGATGGATAGAAGCCAAGAAGCAGTATTTAAGGACAGGTTAAGCGGAGTTAAGAATCTTAACCAATCTTAACTTTGTTATTTGGCCTTGAATACAAGGATTAACACATTGAAATTATTATATAAACCGAGAGAGCCTTTTAAACGATAACTAAAAGCACATGGCTCAGAAATTCGACAGAGTAAAATTAGCGCAGATGATCAGGGAGGGAAAATCCCAAAAGGAGGCTGCGGCTTTCTTTGGAGTCAGTGAGGCGGCGATTTCAAAGGCCAGGAAGGACCTGAATATCAATGTCGTAAAGACAACAGCCCTCGAAACAGCCCACAAAGTAGCCAGTCAAAACCTGAACGCGGTCGAGCAGCTTCAAAAGATCAACGACTATGCCAATGAATTGCTGGATCTTCTCATGAGGTGGAACCGGGGAGATGAGGAGGCCCTGCGAATCCTGGAAAGCCAGGTCAGAATGATCAAGGTCGGCCAGGGCGAAGATGTGGAATGGGTGAAGGAGTACAAAATAAAAGACCCCCGGGAACTGGCATTGAAGGCCATGGGAGAAATCAGGTCACAGCTCGGGCTTCAGCTAGATATCTTCAAGGCCATGTACGATATGGAGGCCGTGGCACAATTCCAGAAGGAAGTGCTTGGAGCGATAGGAGAGGTTTCACCGGATGTTAGAAACAAAATTATCAAGAGACTCAAAGAAAACAGAGCTCTTCGAGAATCTGTTTCAATTAATTGATTCGGAGTTTGGCGACAGCGAGATCCCCCGATTTCCAGAATGGGTAAAGGATGTGACTCTTGACGGTAGACCCTTCGCTTACGACCGGCACGAATACCTTGTTGAGCCCTACCAGGACACCCACCCGCACCAGGTTGAAGAGAAGGCGGCTCAAATGGGCCTGACCTCTAAAGCCATGCTGCGGGTTGCTTATGGCGCCCGTTATGGAGGCTATAGGGGCATCTTATACCTCTTTCCCTCAAAGTCTGACGTAACGGATTTCTCTAAAGGCCGGATTGATCCCCTCATAGACGAAAATCCGGATAACATAGGCGCTTGGATCCGGGATACTGATAGCGCGAATATAAAGCGTATCTGGAATAGCTTCTTATACCTTCGCGGCATGAAGTCCAGAGTGGGCCTGAAGTCCATCCCGGTTGATTTCCTCATCCTTGACGAGCTGGACGAAGCGCCCCAGAACGCGATTGACATGGCCATGGAGCGCATGGCTCACAGCGAATTCAGGGAGATCCTGAAGCTATCAAACCCCACCTTGCCCGATTATGGCATAGATAAGGCCTTTCAGGAGACCGATCAGCGCTATTGGCTTCTAAAGTGCGAGAAGTGCGGGGAGTATACCTGCCTGGAAGACACCTTTCCCGATTGCCTTATAACTTATAACGGCGGCGTTATAAGGGCCTGCCAGAAGTGCCATAGCGCCTTAAATCCCTCTGTAGGCCAGTGGGTAGCCAAGCATCCTAGCGTTATAGATAAGAGGGGCTATCACTATAGCCAGCTCTTCAGCCACTTTGTGGACCCTGGAGATATCCTTCACCAGTTCAGAACCACGACCAATCTCACCGATTTTTATAACCTCAAGATAGGTATAGCGTGGGTAGAGGCTGAGAACCGTCTTAGCGTTCAGGAAGTCCTATCCCTTTGCGGGAGTGAAGGCGTGGCCAGCCAGGACCCTGGACCGTGCTCTATGGGAGTGGACCAGGGAAAAGACCTCCATGTCGTTATAGGGAAAAGAACCTCCGATGTGGCCGGCAGGATCGTTCATGTGGAGATTTATAAGGATTGGGAAGAGCTGGACCGGCTGATGAGGAACTTCCACGTATCGCGCTGCGTAGTGGATGCGCTCCCCGAAACCCGGAACGCCCGGGCCTTTGCGGAGCGGTTCAAAGGCAAGGTCTATCTCAACTACTACAACGAGCACCAGAAGGGCTCTTATGCCTGGAATGACAGGGAGCTGATAGTCTCCTGCAACCGGACGGAGAGCCTTGATGCCTCACACCGGGAGATTATGGACAACGCTATTATCTTACCCAAGGAATGCGAGATCACCCGGGAGTTTGCCGAACACCTTCACAACGTAGCCAAGAAGCTGGAAGAGGATGAGGAAACAGGCTCGAAGCGCTATGTGTACGTGAAACTAGGGCCTGATCACTTCCGGCATGCGTTCAACTATGAGGCTATGGCCAGGGGCACCCTTGCGAACAGGCTGTTCCCTGAGTTTGACGAAGAGAACCTTGTTACAGGGAGGGCTTAAACCATGCCCAAGGATTGGCTATTCGATGATCAACGTATCCATCCCCACCTCTACGATATCGTGATCCAGGGCAGGGATGAAAGAACCGTGAGCATCCGGGGCGGTATCGCATGGCCGGGGGTAGAGCATCCGGCCTACTTTGTGCTTGTGGCCCAATTGGAGGACAAGGACGAAAACGGTCAATGGCGGTATTTGGCCTTCTACGAGGATCAGGCTAACCGCGTATCGCTTTTCATGGAGAAGCTTGGCTTCGCGGCCCAAAAGTGGCGGATTGACAGCCTCATCCATGGGGGGGCCTTGCCTACCATGGGAAGCGGCCATGTTCACCGTGCCGATGGGGAGCGGAGTTTTGCTGGTGAACTCTCTGCTTATCTCGGGAAACGCGATAAGGAGTATAAGCTCGTACAGCTACCGAGCGTTGGGCCGTCTTTTCGGGCCACGGAGCCCGATTTCTTGGTTTCCCTGGTCAGGGACCTGGTAGCCACAAAAAGGTTGGTTTTATTCCAGCTTTCCGAGAAGCGCACCCCGCTTTTACTGGACAAGCTTCAAAATACTGACCTGGACACTGACATTCTTAAGGTGGCTGAGTTGAAGGCATTGGCTCACGTGCTTGACGACTTTGACGCCTCTCCCTGGCGCCCACCGCCGAAGGAGAGCAAGAAGGTTAGAAGCCCCTGGGCATTGTAGGAGAAAGCATGGCGAAGATCATTTCTTTGGATTCCCGCCGACCTTCACCCGATATGGTTCCCGGGCAAAGCGCTATTGAAGTGAAAACTCTCAAGGGTCTCGAAGGGGTGAAAGTATTGGTTGAGCGCATTCCACCTGAGATCGAAGCAGAGGGCTTGAAGGCTGAAGAACTCAAGGAAGAGGTTGAACAGGCGTTGAAGCTGGCAGGAGTCAAGGTTTTGACAGAGGCGGAGCACTATTTAGACGGTCGTCACCCTACCCTATACGCTTTTCCTCACATGCTCAAAGTGGATTCAGATGAATCCGATTTGCCTTTCTACCTCTACAGTCTACGCCTTGAAGTCCAACAGTGGGCTGTCTTAGGCGAACTCTATTCCTCAACTCAGGCTACAACGTGGACAGTAAGCTTTCTCGGCATCACCTCCGAGATGGAAATAATTCGGGAGAGATTGGGAGAACTCGTTGAATTGTTTACAGAGGCTTTTTTAACCGCGAACCCCAAACCAACAAAGGAGCAATGACATGAATCGTTTCTACATTCCCCGAAAGCGATCTCCCATTCTTGATATCGCCCCTTTAGCTTTGCGCTATGCGGATATCAAGGCATCCACAGAGCTAGGCAAGGGTCAGCTTGATGTTGCCCGAAAGCGCAACGAGCTGGAAGGCAGACGGATAGAGGAATATGGCAGGCGAACAGGGATTATGGAAGAGGCCGGAGAGCGAGAAGGAAGAAAACTGGATTTAGAAGCGCAACAGATCCCTGTCACCGAACAGAATTTTGGCGGGAAAGAGATAGCCATGGCCCAGGGGCTTCTCAAGAAAATGGGCATAGAGAAACCTTTGGGGTCCCTCATTGAGGACCTCAAGGTCCTGGCTGATGACCCCCGTTATACCAAGCGGGAAGTCTACATGCACTATAAGGCGAACTGGCCGACTTATAAGAAGAACCTTCTCCAAGCTCTTCAGGAAGAGGCGGTCAAGAATATAGCCGAGAAACCCGCCCTTGCCGACAAAATGATGCAGGCTATTGACATACTGGAAAACGATCAGCAAGGCGACCTGGTTGATTGGCTTATGCCTGCAACGGCTCAAGCGATCTATAACGAACAGGCAACCATAGAAGCCAAGGGGAGAATACCCTATGGGCAGACCAAGGAGGGTGTTTTGGCTAAGGAAGAGGCTGCAACCAAGAGGACAGAGATAAGCGCTGAAGCAACGAAGGAAGCGGCCCGGATCAGGACCGGGAAGAAGGTGCCGGAGAAGGTCAAACAGGCCCAGGACCTTATAAAGTCGATCACCCCGAAGGTGGACAGCACAACGGCTGCCCTTCTCTCTTCCATGGCCAGAAGCTTTGACAGCCAGACGGCTGCGGACCTGGCCCCGAAGATCCCCGATGAGCTAAGGCCGACCTACTACAAAGCTATCAGCCTTCTTGAGGAATACTATGGAGTAGAGCAAGGCGCGGGCGGAGGCGGAGCCGTTGACTATGAGTTTGTTCCCGGAAAAGGCCTCGTGCCAGTGAGGAAGTGACATGCCAACAGTAAGAATCCAAGACAAAGGAATAACGGTCCGGTTCCCGGATAACATGACGCCTCAACAGATCGAAGAGGCTATCAATACCCATGTTTACGGTATCCGGCCAAGAGAAGCGGAATCGGTGCAGCTCACAGAGCGCCCTGCCATGCAGGATTTGGCCCCTCTTGAGCCCACAGCGCCACAGGAAGGGCAGATCACGCCCGAGCCTATGGGTATGGCTACCCCGCCAAGGCCAAGCCTTACAGCGCCCTCTCCTTTGGAGGGTCCGGGCGCAGAAGCAATCCCTCAGCTTGCCCCTGAAACCGAACCCATGGCCCCGGGCCTTGCGTTAATGACCGCAGAGGAAGAGGAAGCCCTACGCCGGAAATACCCCAACTGGATGGCCGCAGCCTACGCAGCAGCACACCTTGTCCCTGGCGGCAGATTTCTCTTTGAAAAGAAGGAATGGCAGAAGAAAAGCCAGCGCGAGAAAGAGTTGGATATAGCGGGCGAGGTTATAGGGTGGACCATAGGCCCCAAGATTCTGGGCGGTCTTATGGGCTATGCCACAAAGAGGCTCGTTGAGCGCTTCCCGGTCCTCACGAAGCCGATCCTCGATTTCCTGAAGGACAGCACATGGTTCAGGCAGTTGACCAACAAAGAGCGCAGCCTTGTGGTTATGACCCTGGACGATATGAAAAAAGCCGGATGGAGTGAAGCAGAGATCCTGAAAGGACTCAAATCCAGGCCCGAGGAATTCAATCGCTATTATCAGAAGCTAGTGAAAGAGCGGAGGGGTATAGAACCCGAGAAGGCGGCCAAGCCCAAAGAAGAGCCCAAAGCTCCTGAGGTAGTAAGGGAGCTGCCCGCCCCCAAGGAAGGCGAAGCGCCTGAAGATGTTATCGCTTCCTTGCGAGCTGAGTATCTGAAACGCTCAGAAGGCGAAGGAGCATGGGAGGCCCAGGTTGATAGAGACTTCTTCGATAAGCACATGGCTCCCATTTTGGAGAAACTTCAAAAGAAGCCTTGGCAACGGCAAACGAAAAAGGAGCGTGAGGCCATTCTCAGCCTAAAAGACCTGGAAGCCTTGGAGATCGCCTGGAACAAAGAGGGGGAACCCTTTTACGCTCTAAAAGGCACTGAGCCCCCTGAGCATCTCTCTACGACCCCGGAGAAAGATTTTGGATGGCCAGAGGAAGAGCCCGTAGCACCAAAGGCAAAACAGCCCTGGGAGATGAGCTACAAGGAATTTGCCGATCTCTTTGAAGACCAGTACGGCGGTTCGAAATACACCTTTGCCGAACGGGTAGGCGCAAAGTTTGGGATAAAGTCACAGGCAGGAGAGCCCTTCTATCAGAAGCGCATAACCGAAGGCGTAGAGCAACCCGAGATCAGGACCGTAGGGGAAGAAGGCTCTTTACCAAGGGAGAGATGGAGGAAAGCGATTGTCCGGAAGGCACTATCTGAAGGCAAGCCCGTACCCGAAGAAGTGCTCAAGGATTACCCGGACCTGAAAGCGCCCACTGAAGAGCCGCGCAAGGCCCCCCCTAAAGCCAAGCCCAAGCCGGAAACAAAGGTTTCTCTGAAAGAGCAGAAAGAGGATCTTCTACGTCAGATTGATGAGGCGATAAGGATAGCGCCAGAAGAACCCATCGAAGGCCCTGAAGGCTGGACAACCTTCACAGACCTGGGCGGCACAACCTACCGTGCACCTAATCAAAAAGAGCATCTAGAGTCATTCCGGGATGCCGTGCAAAAGCGCTTCAAGACTACTGTCACCAAGCCCCCCTCGAAGCGCAAGACGCCACAGCCAGGAAAGCCCAAGCCTACAGCGCACAAGAAAGAAGAGATTGAACCCCTTGTCAAGATCACCGACAAGAAAGGTTGGTGGACGGATGGCAGGCTCTTGGTTAAGGGGCCGAAGCCCGCGAAAACAAAAGCCAGAAAGACATGGGAGCGGGAAGAGGAAATCACCTGGTCAGACGTTGAAGAGCGAGTCCTATCTCATGAAAAGGACGCTGTTCCCGCAGAACTCAGATACTACGCGGGAGAGTTTGAAGCCGGAGGCCCGGAGATATCGGAAGTCGTCTCTAAGGCCCCTACAATCGGAGAAGGAAAGTACGTTGTCTTTAAGGCCGGTAAGAAGCGTTTTGGCTTTATGCAGGACAAGTTCAACGTGATCCGCAACCGCTACCCCGAGGCTACCTATAAACTCGCAACGATTAAGAACGAAGAGGGAAAGATAGACGGTGCCCTTCTTTTTGCCTACGACAAAGGCGAGCTGGTAGCAGCCCTTATGGGGCTCAGATACAAGGGCCAAAAAGCGGTCCCGAGTATCAAGTTCGCGGCCAAAGAGGGCTATGCCAACATAGGAACATACGCCACAGGCGGCTATGCCAGTGAGGGAGAGTTTGCGTCCAACATCAAGAGCGTTTTGAAGCTGCCCGAGATAGTGAGACTTGCCAAAGAGCTTATGAAGGGCAAATACCCCAAGGTGCGCGAGCTTCTGAGGAAGAGAAAGGCAAGCGGAGTGTTCTACCCCAAAGGTACGGGGGAGATTCAGTTAAAGGCGGATATCTTTATGGACCCGGAGCAGGCGGCCGCCGTGCTTGCCCATGAGATAGGCCACCTCGTGGATTGGCTGCCCGACAAGGAGCTGCACAGAGGCAACATCTTGGGCCGGATCGCAGGACTGAAGCAGCACTTTAAGCATACACTCCCAAAGGGGCCGGGCATGCCCGAGGCTATAACCGAAGCGGACCGCCAAAGGCTCAGACGCCTTGCGGAGCGGCTTGTCAGAGAGGAATTCAAAGACAAGTGGGTCGATGAGGAAATCAGGAGACAGCTTCCTATCTCTCCTGATGACGTTTTGAAGATCTGGAACGCCGTGGAGGAAGCCAAGCTGCTGAACCCGGATCTCTACGAGTTCATAGCGCGGCTCAACACCGCAGAGAAAAAGGCTATCGTCAAGGAGGCCCTTAAAGGTCAGATACCGGAGCAAGTACAGCGCTTCGCCAAGGTCGTCACGGAAAAGACCGGGAGAAAGATCAAGGTCGAAGCTACACGGCAAGACGTTCATAGAAAGTACATTCAGCTTCTTAATGAGGAAGTGAAGAAATACCGCGCCTTCACGGTGGATGAGATCATGAACGAGCTGAAGTCTCTCAGCCGGGCATGGAAGCCCTTTGACCCCTCTGTGGACCCTGTTTATACCCGGTATCGCTATTCATCCTCTGAGCTTTATGCAGATGCTTTCAGCGCCCTAATCAACTCCCCCGGACTCTTGAAGGCCCATGCCCCCAGGTTCTACGAGGCTTTCTTCAATTACCTGGAAAACAAGCCGCAAGTGAAAAAGCTCTACGAGCAGATTCAGGATGAGATTGTGAGTGGGGAAGCTGAAAAGATACGGGTTAAGAACCTCTATCAAATGTTTCGCAAAGGGGATGATGCCTACGGCGAATCCCTGAAACAGGACAAGAAATTTTGGGACCAATTAGCCCGGGAGTTTATTGACGCCAACTGGATGATCTTGAGGAAGATACACAAGATCGGAGAGCGCAACATTCCGGCGGGCGACAACCCCCGGTATAAACTCGAACAGATGGCTTATAGCGGGTCAGAAGCGGAGCTATATCTGACCACCGTTTTCAGGGACGTGGTAAAGCCCCTGGAAAGAAACAGCATCTCATGGGATCAGTTTGGTGAATATCTCTACCACCTCCGGGTATCAACCGAGCGCTCCAAGATGGCCAATCCCCAGGGATGGACCCCGGACCTTTCAAGCCAACGCCTCGCAGAGATAAGGGCGACCCTCGCACCCGAGCAATTTCAAGCCTTAGAAGAGGCCCGGAGAGCCTTCAGGCGGCTGCGGGAAGAGAATATCATTAAGAAGGCGGAACAGGCGGGGATATACAGCCAAAGGCTGATTGATGTTATGAAGGACGCAAAGACTTACGCGACCTTTGACGTAATCGCTTACATCACAAAGCGGTACGGCACCGGCCCGGGCGGGAAGATTTACCGGCAAATCGGCACCCTCAACGAGATATCCAACCCGGCGACCGCGACTATCATGAAAGACATGACCCTGATCAAGTCGGTCAACAAGCAGTTGGCCGCCAGGTCAGTCGCGGAGTTCCTGCAAAAGCATTACCCGAGACAGATCAGGCCGGCTGAAACACAGTGGAATGGGAAAATTCATGCGATTAAGGACCCGCCCACAAGAGAAGGGTTGCTTGTCTACCTGGAAAGAGGAAAGGCCAAAGGCTGGTATGTGGACAAAGACATTGCGGCGATCTTCGAGCGCAACCCCATAGAGAGCCAAGTCATAGCCAGGGTGTTGAGCCGGACCATACAACCCTTCCGGTTGGCCTTTACGGAATTGAACTATGGGTTCTGGATGTTCAATATCCACCGGGACTATCTCAGAGCCTCGCAGATGCTTCCCAAGGCCACGATCACGACTTTTCTCCCCCACTACCTCAAGAGCATAAAGCCCGCCTTCAAGAGCGTGTACGGCATCCCCGACAGCGTGATTTCAGAAATGCAGCGAAACAATATGCTTATCAGCATTGCCGATGTGCGGGGTCTCCGGCCCGAGGATAAACAGATCGAGCGCCTTCTGAAGATGTATCACCTGAGCCCTTCGAAGTGGGAAAAGAATATTCTGAAGCCCTTCGGCAAGATGTTTACCTACTACACGAACATAGGCCGGGGTCTTGAGAGGACCACGAAGGTTGCAGCCTACCAATACCTCAGAAAGAAATTCCCTGAGATGAGCATGGAGGAAATAGGCCACCTAGTAAGGGTGCGCGGCGGATCGCCGGACTTCCTGCGGCTTGGCCGGGGATACCCGATTTATAACAACCTGCTCATGTTCTCCAATGCCATGAAGGAAGGCTACAGGGGAGACTATGCGGCTCTGACCGACAATCCGGCTGAGTTTGTCTGGAAAAAGACCAAATACCTTCTTATCCCCAAACTTCTGATGTATGCGGCTTCCCTGGGCCTCCTGGGTGCGGGCGCCAAGCGGATAATGGACGGAGCAAGCGAATATGACAAGACGAACTATCTCATCATCCCCATGGGCCTATCAAAGAGCGGGAAATCCGTTTATCTCAGGGTGCCTCTTGACGAAAGCTCGCGGCTCATGGGCGGTATTTTGTGGAAGATGCTCTCAAGGGACACGGAAAAAATGACGACCGGGCTCTTTGATTACATGAGCGGGCAGGCCCCTACGATCCACCCAGGGGTTGAGCTTTTGATTGCCACGGTCCAGTACGCCTCGGGCCTGAATCCCTACGACCACTTCAGGGGAAAGTATGCTATCCCGGAGCAGGTCTTTGAGGCAGGCGGCAAGCGGTCTCACGAGGCTTTCATCAAATGGCTTGCCAACAAGTCGGGGGCTACTCTGATCTACCGCTTCCGGTATGACGATGTAGACCGGATCAAATCAGAGCTTGAGGAAGTCATAAGCTATCCCTTCGCTTCAAATATCGTGGGCCGGTTCGTGAAGGTCAGCAACCGGGGCATTAAGGAGACCCTGCGAGAGCTGAAATTCGACATACGGCAGTCCAA